AGCAGAACTTATTGGAGATCCTTCACGTCAAAAATTAACTCATTTGTATGTTTACAATAAAAATAATCAGGAACTAGCATATACAAGATTTATTGAATCCTTAAAAAAGTACAAAACTAGTAAGGAAGATTTCTGTGGTAGACCAATCGATCCTATAAAAATGGATTGTATACGTAATTCAGATAAAAGACCATGTAAGAATATAAATTTTCCAGAAATAGGCCGATATTTTAGGGGGATTCCTATACCCAGATCTAGATCAGGAAGAGGAGGTAGGAAATCAAAAAGGCGCAATAAAAAAACAAAATCGAGTAAAAAAGTTAAACGCCATACTCGTAAACACTAAATAAAAAATATATAAATAAACAAATCGTTATTTATATAAATGTTACATCTTACATTGCCTATATTAGCTGGTCATCAATATCTAAAAATAGATAAAACTCGACTAGAAACAATTACTCCAACCACGATAAAATGGTTTTCTATTATACATAATTTCGGACTTCATGTTTTTAGTTTGTATACGTTTTCTAAATTATTCTATGTGCTAGTTATACACGGAATAAATGCTGCACCAGGATACTATTTTAACATTCAAGGGGTAAGAAACGCATTATTTTGGTTTTATATGTCAAAGTACTATGAATATGTGGATACTATGATTCTGTATGCAAAACATAAAAACCCCATCTTTTTACAGAAATTTCATCATGTTGGTGCAACAGTAGTTTGGCATCTAGGATATTTTTATGAATTTGAAGGAGTTTATTTTGCTTCGTTGATTAATTCTGGTATCCATACGATTATGTACGGATATTACTTTCTATCTCTTTTCGATAATATTAGACCAATCATTAATATGTACAAAGTATATATTACGTCAGCGCAAGTTGCTCAGTTAGTATTTGGTTTTGTAACACTACCTTGGTTTTATTATAATAAAGAAACAATGGAAAATCAGAGAATTATTATTGTAATTGATATTTACGTTGGGTGTTTAATTGCTCTGTTTTTAAATTTTATGGTAAAAAACTATATAAAATAACAACGATAGAACTAACCAATATGAGTTTTTTTATAAACGCTTTAAATAATGTGAATATTGTTTGTCCTAGAATAATAATTGAAACAGGTACTTATTTGGGACACGGGATAAAATCTTACTTAGATGCAAATTATTTCAGTAAAATATATTCTATTGAGCTATCAAACAAGTATTATTTACTTAATAAAGAACAATTTAAGAACCATACTAATGTACATATGCTAGAAGGTGATAGTTCTCAAGTAATTAGCCATTTAATAACTTGTTCATTGTTAGACAATGAGCCAACACTATTTTACTTAGACGCTCATTTTTCAGGTGGTGATACTTCAGGAGAATTTCTATCAAATGGATGTCCATTGCTAAGCGAAATAGAGGTTATTGCTAGTAGAAACGTTGTCGGAGATATTATAATAGTTGATGATATGCGGTTAATGGGCAAGGCAACTTGGGATGGTATCAATGATGGCGGTATATACCCTAGAACATTTTTTGATTTTACTCACATATCTTATGAAAATATTTTGAAAGCACTCAGTAAAAGGAAAATATCATTAATTAAAATGATAGAAAATCAAGATCGCTTATTAATTGTTTTAGGTAATAAGAATAGAAAAGTACATACAATTGGTGACTCTCATTGCAAAAATGCATGGCAGAATATTGAAGACGTAGAAGTTCATTGGGTAGGTTCAAAGTTATGTTACTCATTTAATAGTATTGTATTAAATATAAAACAGTTTAATATTAACAATGGCGATATGATAATATTTTGTTTTGGTGAAATAGATTGTAGGTGTCATATTCATAAACACATTACACCAGAGTTGTCGTATAAGAATATTATAGATAATATAATAAATAAATATTTTATTGAAATTAAGAAAAGCACTAGCGTATATCAAGATATAGAAATATGTGTATTTAACGTAGTACCTCCTGTAAAAAAATATACTATAGAAGAAGAACCTGAATATCCTTTATTAGGCAGTGATGAAGAACGTAAAGAATATATTTTATATTTCAATTCTAAATTAAAAGAAAAATGTCAGGAATACGGATATATATTTTTTGACGTCTATAATAAATATTCTGACTATGATGGTTTTTTAAATAAAAAACTTAGTGACAATAGTATTCATATACGAGATGAAAAATTTATAAAAGAATTTTTAGATAAAATATAATAATCATTTATGAATGAATGTAATCATTCCTTTTCCATAATTATCTGTTTTGCTATAAATACAATCAAATGGCTCATAATATTCCATAGAACAATATTCTCCCATGATAGATGGTCTGGACCAAAATTTGCCAACAATATTATGGTTTTCTAGACCATAGTTTTTCCATATTTTGCAATCAGCATCGTCGTTAAACATAGAATCTATATGCCACTCACCTACACTACTGTGTAATAGATGTTTTTCATATGGGCCAATTCGTGTGTTTTTTAGTGTATTAGAACCTGTGATCCATCTAGATATTTGTAAAGGTAGATCAGTAGTATTATGAAAATAGATATATTTGATGGGTTCTCCGAAAAGAGGCATTGTGTTTTATTGATTTTAATATGATAAAAAGGAATCAATTTTTCAATATGGTAAAAAAATTACGTATTGTCTCATAAAAAATTGAAAACTTTCAAAATACGTAATTATGTCTTATAAACCATATTAAATGAGTATGGTAAAATGTGATTTGAGTTCTAATGAATTGGTCTCAACAAAATCTTGCACTGCATGTTGCAAAGAATATTCTATTGACCAATTTATTGGTATGAAAAATAACATTACGAAGACGTGTAAAAAGTGTCGTGATAATAATAAGATTCAAGATGCAAAGCGAAACAAAGAGCATAGAAATGAAGTAGCTAGAAAGAATTCAAAAAAACCAGAAAATAAAGCTGTAAAAGCCAAATGGAATGAAGAAAATTACGATAAAGTTGCTAAGAAAACTATGGATTATAGACAAAGAAAAATAGAAAAACTTGGAACAGAAGAATATTTAAAACAACAAGCAGAACAAGCGATGAAGTGGAGAGAAAAGAATCCAGAGAAGATGGAAGAAGCTAATGAATATAAGAAGAATAGTAAGAAGATAAATTATGGTGTTTATAAAAGAACTGCTAATTATAAAAATTTGGAGTTTACAATTACTTATGATGACTATGTAAATATAGTTGATAAAGATTGTCATTATTGCGGAACTATTCAAGAAAAAGGATTTAATGGAATAGATAGAAAAGACCAGACAATGGGTTATTTATTAGATAATTGTGTAAGTTGTTGTAAAATGTGTAATTATATTAAGGGTTCTTGTAGTGATGAGGTCTTTATAAAACGAATAGAACATATACTAACCTTTCAAAATAAAATTTCTGGTAATTTGTATCCACAATGTTTTGCGAATCATAATTCTTCATCTTATTCTGTTTATAAATCTAGAGCAATTAAAAAACAAATAGATTTTCTAATAACAATTTCGGATTATAAAAATATTGTAAATAATGAGTGTTATTTATGTGGAAAGAAATCTGATGAAACCCACATTAATGGTATAGACCGATATGATAACAATAAAGGTTATATATTAGATAATACAAAAACATGCTGTTGCGAATGTAATTATATGAAAAAGGATTATATATTTGATGATATTATCAATAAATTTATGTTAATTTATGAAAAGAATAAAAATACTTATATTGATAATGATGTTATTGTGTATGAAGATAACAATGAACTACCAAATCAATTAACAAATTCTATAGTATATACCAATAACGCAATTCCCGTAATTGCATCTTCGAACAATGATGATAAAAAAGATAAAAACAGGAATAAACAACAAACTCATCGTGAAAGAATTATACAAGAACATGGTATTGAATATGTTAGAAATAAACAACGGGAAAAAATGAGAAGATTAAGAGACGATAATAAAAACATAGTTAAAAATCATAATAAAAAAACAGATGAGGAAATAAGAGAGGCAGCTAGAATAAGAAAGCAAAAACAAAGAGAAATTTTAAGAGAAAAATATGGAGATGAAGAATATAAAGAAATGAGAGCGAAAGAAATAGCTGATAATAGGAAAAAGAAAAATACAAAAGAAGATGATTAATATTTAAACTGTTATATAATTACTTTTTTTAATAATTATATAAATTTTTTTGTTATTTTAATGAGAATTATTATTTTGTTGGTCACATAAAAATTGTGACTAACCTAATTGCTATAAGCAACACCCGCCATACCAGACATCACGCGGAGCACGTTGTAGTTAACAGCGTATACGCGGACCTTGGCAGTGGCAACACCGGAAACGGTGGGGCTAGAGAGAACGAGTTGGAGGACAGCGTTATCAATGCGGGAGAAGTTGCAGCTGCCGGAGGGTTGGTGCTCCTCGGGGCGGAGGGCGAAGGAGTATACGTTGATGCCAGTGTCGGGGGCACGGGTGTGGTGTTGCCAGGGTTGGACAACATCGAAGTAGCTGCCCTCACGCTCAGAGAAGCGGTCTTGGCCGTTGAGTTGTAACTTAGCAGTTACAACGGGGTTCTCGCCCCAGCAGTGCATGTCCAAAGCGGTCTCGGCGAGGACGAAGGTGCCAGCGTCGGAGACAAGGGAACCTTGGTCTTGGGCGCTGGTGCCAAAAGGGATCTCACCCCATTGGGTAGTGTTCTTGGTGGCTCCAGCGGAAGTGTCAAGAGCGCCGGGCATTTCGAAGAGGCCGGAGGCGTTGATGAAGGCGTTTTCGTTAGCAGAAACGGAATTCTTTCCACCGAAAGCATGGATAGCATTGGGTAAAGCATCAATGGAGTCAGTGTAGTTAAAGGGTTGGGCACCAAGAGTACGGTAGAGGATGCCAGTGGCATCGAGGGATGAGCAGTAGTCAACGTTGGCATCGGGTTGGACAACCCAGATAAGCTCCTTGCAAGGGTGGTTGAAGTTGAGCTTGATCTTGTTGGAGGAGGAGCCGACGGACTCGTCGCCAGTGAATTGGACTTGCTCGAAGAGGTACTCGTGGGGGTTTTGTGCCATCTTGCGGCGCTCATCAGTGTCGAGGAAGATGTAGTCAACATAGAGGGAGGCAGCAACAAGGGATTGTTGGTAGGCAGCAGAGACGGATTGGGTTCCAGAGCTCTGAGAGAGGGAGCTTACGGCCCAGAGGCACTCACCAATAGGGCGGATGTCAAGGTTGATCTTGACCTCGTGGTATTGGAGAGCAATGAGGGGAAGAGCAAGGCCGGGGTTGCGGCAGAACCAGAAGAGAAGGGGGATGTAGAGGGTTGTCTCTGGGAGAGTGTTGCGGGGAGCGCAAACTTGGTTAGGGCCACCAGCGCTGGCGCAAGGACCAGACACATCAGCGAAGTCGGGGTCAGTGATGTAGGTAAGTTGGGTGGTGTTACCAATGAGCTTGAAGTAGCCGCGTTGTTGCTCAGAAGAGAGGGTAAGTTGGTTCCAGATGTGCATCCAGTCACTGTATTGGCGGTCAATGCGTTGGCCACCAATCTCAACCTCAACTTGGGCAATGAGTTGCTCACCGATGTAATC